GAAGAAGGCCGCCGTCTGGGTTCTATCTCAGACATGAAGATCTCTGACATGAGCGCTAACGCTCCCGTCGGTACAACATTGGCCTTGTTAGAGCGAACATTGAAGACCATGGGCGCAGTCCAAGCCCGTGTTCATTATTCAATGAAGCAAGAGTTTAAACTGCTCAAAGGCATCATTCGGGACTATTCCCCTGCTGAGTATGAGTACGACCCACAAGGCAACGACCGCCAAGTCAAACAGTCTGACTACGACCTAGTTGAGGTCATCCCTGTATCGGATCCTAACAGTTCCACAATGGCTCAAAGGATCATGCAGTATCAAGCTGTGATCCAGTTGGCTCAGGGTGCTCCACAGATCTATGACCTACCATTGCTGCACCGCCAGATGATTGAGGTTCTAGGTGTCAAGAACGCAGAGAAACTAATCCCCGGCGCAGATGACCAAACGCCTAAGGATCCAATCAGCGAGAACATGGCATTCCTGAACGGAAAGCCTACCAAGGCATTCATCTATCAGGATCAAGAAGCCCATATTGCAGCGCACACTGCGTTCATGCAGGATCCAATGATTGCAGCCCAGATTGGCCAGAACCCAATGGCTCAGAAGATCCAAGCTGCGACCATGGCTCACATTGCAGAACACTTGGCATTCTTGTACCGCAAGAAGGTCGAGGAGCAAGTCGGTGTACCTCTGCCTGCTCCAGATTCCAAACTGCCAGAAGACATTGAAGTCCAGTTGTCTCGTCTGGTTGCCCAAGGCTCCGCCCAGTTGCTACAGCTTAACCAAGCTAACCAGCAACAACAGCAAGCCCAGCAGCAAGCACAAGATCCGCTCGTCCAGATGCAACAAGCTGAACTCCAGCTTAAGGGTCAGGCAGAGCAGACCAAGGCGCAGAAGATTGCCGCCGACATTGAACTTGGTAAAGCCAAACTCGAACTTGAGAACAAGCGGATCGACACGCAGGCTCAACTCGATATGGCTCGTATGCAAGCTCAAGAAAAACAAAACAACCAGAAGGTTCAGGTTGACCTGTTTAAACGAGGTAGTTAATCATGAATGAAGATCAGGCTTTTAAATATCTTTTATCTGATCTTCGTGAGAAGGAGAAAACCCTTCTTGAAAGTCTTGGGGGCGGGGCAGCTAATGACTACCCAGCCTATCGAGAGATGTGCGGCCAAATTCGGGGTCTACTGTACGCACAGACTTTAATTGTTGACCTTGTTCGAAAACTTGAAAGATATGAAGATGACTGAATTCGATGTCAGTGCAGTTGACTTGTCGGGCGTGCTCAACAAGCCAGCAGAGGAAAAGGCAAAACAAGTGCCGGATCCTGTTACATATCACCTCCTTTGTATGCTTCCGAAAGCAGAAGAAGAGATGGGTGATAGCGGAATTCTCAAATCCGCAACCATGATGCACCACGAAGAGATCCTTTCTCCCGTGTTGTTTGTGGCAAAGATGGGGCCAGATGCGTTTAAAGACGAGAAACGATTCCCGTCCGGAGCATCCTGTCAGGTTGGAGACTTCATCATTACCCGCCCAAACAGCGGCACAAGGATGAAAATCCATGGAACTGAGTGGCGTTTGATCAACGACGACAGCGTAGAAGCGGTAGTTCAAGATCCTCGCGGCATTCAACGTCCATACTAAGGAGTAACCATGGCTGAAATGGAAAAAACAGAATTTGAGTTTCCTGATGAAATTGAGGAAAAACAATCTCGTTTGGGAAGCAAGGTTGTAGAACCTGAAGAGGTTAAAGACGAACCTGAGATAGAGGTTGTTGATGACACGCCGGAGGAAGACCGGGGCAGAAAGCCCATGGAAACCCCTCCGCAAGAGCCAACTGATGAAGAATTAGCCGCTTATTCTCAGAAAGATCGCAACAAACTCCGTGAATTTACCAAAGGTTATCACGAAGAACGCAGGGCTAAAGAGTCTGCAATACGCGAGAAAGAAGAGGCAATTCGCATTGCTCAAGCAGTTTATGAAGAAAATCAGAAGCTGAAAAACAACGTACACACCAGTCAAAGCGCTTTGTTAGAGCAGGCTAAGAAGGTTGTTGCACAAGAGGTTAATGATGCCAAAAGCCGGTACAAGGCAGCATATGAGTCAGGCGACGCAGATGCTTTAGTACAGGCTCAGGAGGACATGACCACCGCCAAAATGAAAGCTGAGCGTGTAAACAATTTTAAACCTGCCCCTTTACAAGAGGAAAAAACTGTTGTACAACCCGAATATCAGCAAGCACCCCGCGTTGATACCAAAGCTGTTGAATGGCAAAAAACCAATAAATGGTTTGGTACTGACAAGGAAATGACCGGATTCGCTCTGGCGGTGCATGAGAAGCTGGTTAACGATGAGGGCATGGATCCTCAAAGTGATGAATACTACAGACGCATCAACGGTAGATTGCGTCAAGTGTTCCCGGATAAGTTTGAATCTGAGGAACCCGCTGATACGTCGCAGCGTAGGAAATCAAACGTTGTTGCTTCTGCGACACGCAGCGTGGCCCCTAAAAAGATCACATTGTCTGCCTCAGAGGTGGCTATTGCCAAGCGGCTTAACATTCCGTTGGAACGTTATGCTCGTGAGGTTGCAGTATTAAGAAGGAAAGAAAATGGCTGAACAAATTCGTGAAAAAAGAGCAGCAGAGACTCGTGCAACATTCGAGCGTCCTACGAAGTGGATGCCAGCAGCATTATTGCCCGATCCTGATCCCGAACCCGGTTGGTCTTTCCGCTGGATTCGTCTGTCAACTTTAAACAATCCTGATCCGTCAAATATTTCCTCCAAACTACGCGAGGGCTGGGAGCCTGTTAAATCCGCAGATCAACCCAAACTTCGTCTGATGAGTAACCCTAACGGGCGATTCCCAGACGGAATTGAAATTGGTGGTCTGTTGCTTTGCAAAACACCTTCGGAGTTTACTGAGCAGCGTGATGAGTATTATCGGAATATCGCTAATTCTCAGATGCAATCAGTAGATAACACCTACATGCGCGAAAGCCATCCAAAGATGCCTTTGTTCAAAGAACGAAGCTCTGAGGTAACTTTTGGTAAACGTATTTAAAACTTTTGGAGTCTATAGATGGCATACCCTACCATTGATAAGACGTATGGTTTTAAGCCAGTCAATCGACTGGATGGACTACCTTACGCCGGAGCGATCCGTCAAATCCCAATTGCGCCTGCTTATGCAACAGCGATCCTGAACGGTGATACCGTTAAGGTTGACACTAACGGCTACATTGTGGCTGCCAGTACAACTGATTCAGGCAACATCGTTGGTGTGTTGGTTGGTTGTGGCTACATCAATTCGATGAGTCAACCCGTGTATGGCCAGTACTACCCTGCGTCTACATCTACTTCAACACAAATGGCTTTTGCCTTTGTTGTGGATGATCCAAGTGCAGTGTTCCGTGTCTGCGCTACAGTCGCTAGTTCCACCACTCCTACAGCTTACAGCCGTGCGATTGTTGGTTCTAACGTGGCTTTAGTGGCAAACGTTGGCTCGACCACAACTGGTGATTCTTATTATGGTATTGACGGTTCTTCCGCCAACACCACTAATACGCTTCCCGTTCGTGTTGTGGACGTTGTGCCCGATACTGCGACTGGCAATGCCAGCGTAGCCGCCACAACATACTACGAGTTCCTCGTTAAGTTCAACACGGCTCAGTACAATAGTACTACCGGTATCTAAGGAGTAACTTAAAATGGCTATTTCACGCGCACAACTACTTAAAGAGTTGCTCCCCGGCCTGAACGCTTTGTTCGGCATGGAGTACGCCCGTTACGGCGAAGAGCACAAAGAGATCTACGAAACAGAGACATCTGAGCGTAGCTTTGAAGAAGAGACAAAACTGTCTGGTTTCTCTGCTGCACCTGTCAAAAATGAAGGCTCTGCCATTCAGTATGACAATGCACAAGAAGCATGGACTGCTCGTTACAACCACGAAACCATTGCGATGGGCTTCTCCGTCACAGAGGAAGCCGTGGAAGATAACTTGTATGACAGCTTGTCTTCACGCTACACCAAGGCTTTGGCCCGTGGTATGGCTTACACCAAGCAGGTTAAAGCCGCTTATGTGTTGAATAACGCCTTCACAGGCGGCCCAACATACGGCGACGGCGTGGTGCTTTGCTCTACTGCTCACCCCTTGGTTTCCGGTGGCACTAACAGCAATCGTCCTACAACAGGCGCAGACTTGAATGAAACATCGTTGGAAAACGCTGTTATTCAGATCGCTGCTTGGACAGACGAGCGC